TAGCCCAATTGCCTTTCATCAGTGCATCCTTTTTTGCGGCGTCAACAGCAAGGGTTTCAAATGCTTCTGTTTCTTCTTCAAGGATGCCGAGTAGGCGCATGATTTCTGATTCAATTTCTACTTGAGATATTGGTTGTGACCTACCCATGTTGTTCTCCTGTTATTTCTGTGAAATCGCATTTCTTTAGTGCTAAAACCTGATCTGTGTTCCATTCATATTCGGATAGCCCTAAGTATGTGAGCGTCATTTGTTCAAGAATCCAAGCGTCACATCTGTCGTTGCCGTCTCCACCAGACCAGATTATCCCTGTTTTTGCTGAGATTGCTGACATTACTTCGGATTTACCTGAATTACCTTTTCCTGTAGCGAATTTGGCTCTACAGGTTGGCGGTATGACCACTATTGGTATCCCTAGTTCTCGCATGGCTACCCTGATCACTCCGCCTAGTTCTCCGATGGAGTGGGCTTGGGAGTGGCGTGACGCATATGAGTAGCCTTCTATGGCGACGATTTGAACATTGTGGCTTGTTGCTTGTTTGACGATTTCGTCGCGTATCTCAATGAGGCGGTGGGGTCCTCTGTTTTTTGATTTGATGCTTGTTGTCAGCCCGCCGATGCTTACCCCTGTGCTTGTGAGCGAGAGGTCTAAGCCCATTGTTTTTGACATATTTAGGAGATTACTACAGTTTTTTCAACTAATATCGTTGTGTGGTAAACAAGAAATCTGCGCCTCAAAAGAATATTGTTTCCATAGAAAAGCAAGGTGGGTGGGGTGATGTTTCGTACTACCACAAACTTGAGTGCGGGCATATAGAAATTAGGAAAAGGGCTTCCACTGCGCCTAAGATTGCTTGCACATGGTGTGTGATCGGTGAACAAAAAGGAAAAGAACTAAGAGCGCTAACAATTGTGCAACCTCCAACACTTGAAGAGGTGTGGGATTTTTATGATGAGACAACATCGGAAGAAGTTGATGTAGCAAAACTTCGTGCGGGTGTCGCAAATGCCGTAGGGTGTGCGCAAGAGAGTGTTGAGGTGGTTTCTATCGTTGATGAAGAGAATGTTCTTCGTGTCAGTTATGTAACAGTTTTTCTTGATTTTGAGACGGCGAAAAGAATTGCTGATAGGAACAAAAATATTTAACTGATGGCTGATTTTACTTGTAGCCTGATGCAAGTACGAGGGAAGTTTCACGAGGGGGAAAATGATTGATGCAAGCAACATAGAAAATTTTTTTGATACAGAAAAAGCGAATTGCAAGGGGGAAAACATTGTCGTGTTTTATCCCAATCACTCACCGAGCGATCGCCTTGGCAGAGAAAATGCTCACAATGCTGTAGAAATTTGTTCGGAGTGTCAAGTACTAGAGGGGTGTTTGGATTATGCTTTGCATTATGAACCGCTCGGTTTTTGGGGCGGGAAGACAGAAGTTGAGAGAGAAGTTTTGAGAAGAGTCAAAGGTATTCAATTACCAATGGAGAGGCGATCTTCTGACGCTGTTCGTAGATCTTCAAGGCGTGGTTTTATTGGCAGTCAAGTACGAAAGAGTTTGAATTTATTAAACAATGAGTAACAGCCACCTGCCTCATGTAGATAATTTTTTGTCTCGCCTAAAGGGTGTTCGCCCCACCAACAATGGTTGGGATGCACGATGCCCGTGTCGCAATGATGATGAAAACCCCTCTCTTTCGGTGGGTATTGGTGCTGAGGATAAAGTTTTGGTTTCCTGTCATCGCGGTGAGGGATGCTCGGTGGTGGAGATTTGTCAGTCTGTTGGTTTGAAAGTTGTTGACTTATATCCACCACACAAAGAGGAACGAAAACTCACACTTATTGCAACATACGATTATCGTGACGAGAACGGGATTCTGTTATTTCAGAAACAGCGTTTCACTGATCAGAATGGCAAGAAAACTTTTAGGCAGAGACGACCTGATCCAAGCGGTAATGGGAAATGGATTTTTTCTTTAGATAACACGCCCAAAATTCTTTATCGTCTTCCGCAAGTTCTTGAAGCGAAGCGTAACGGCGAAGTTATTTGGTTGGTTGAGGGCGAGAAAGACGCTGACGCAGTTTTCGCTCAAGGCATGGTCGCCACAACTCCACCGAATGGTGCAGGTAAATGGCTTGAAATTCACTCTCGCGCACTTGAGGGTGCAACCGTCTTTATCGTTGCCGATAATGATGAGGTAGGCAGGGAGCACGCAATCAGTGTTGGTGATGTTCTTTCTAAATATGGATGTGTTATCAACACATTTGTCCCACCCAATGGTTTCAAAGATGTCTCAGACCTAATCAATGCAGGCAGATCACTCAACGACTTGCTTGAGTTGGATAGAACAGAGCCGTCAGGAGAAGTAACTGTCAAAGAAGACGAAGAACAAGAAATAGAAGCAGTCGTCCAAGCAACTTCACCCATTGAGTCGCTAACCGAGCAACTTGTAAAAGTTTTAGAGAACGAAGATTTGAGTGAGTCAACAAGAATCAACAGGGCGTCAATGCTTGTTAACTCTTTTGGCGTTGAAGATAGAAGTGACAAGGGGAGACTTGTTAATTGGGCGCAACTCGTTCTTGAAGATGTTGATGATTCTTATGATTGGGTTATCCCAAATGTTTTGGAACGCGGAGAGCGCGTAATTGTCGTTGCGGCTGAAGGCGTTGGCAAGACAATGCTTGCGCGACAAATCGCTATTTGTAGTTCGTATGGGATACACCCTTTCACGATGTCTCGGATGAAACCGATCAGGACTTTAACAATTGACTTGGAAAATCCCGAAAAAATTATCAAGCGAACTTCCGCCAGCATTCATGGAGCGGCAAGACATCTTGGGTATTTGGATGGCGAGCCTGATTGCCATATCTTGATGAAACCTTCAGGTGTTGACCTGATGCGACCAGCAGATAAAGCATTTATTGAGCAAACTGTAGAAAGAATACGACCTGATTTGCTTTTGCTCGGTCCGATCTACAAGTCATTTGTTGATCCCGGCGGTAGGACATCAGAGGCGATTACGGTTGAGATTGCTAAATACTTTGATATGTTGCGTGATTACTACAACTGTGCTCTTTGGTTGGAACATCACGCACCGTTGGGCACATCTTCAACTAGCCGTGATTTACGCCCATTTGGTTCTGCTGTGTGGTCACGCTGGCCGGAGTTCGGTCTGTCATTGACGCCAGACCCTACGGCTGTTGGTGACTATGTTTATGATGTTCGCCATTTTAGAGGTGCGCGAGATTTGAGAGAGTTTCCAACTAAGATGAGAAGAGGGAAAATCTTCCCGTTTGAAGTTATGGAATTCATGAAGGTTTGAAATGGCTGAAAAGGGTTTAACTAGAGAGTTTCTTGCTGAACGAGATTTGCGCATTTTCAAGATGAGGCAGGCTGGTATCCCCACCGCCGAAATCGCTAGACGCTTCGGGATCGGATCTGCCAATGTTTCCCATTCAATCCGTAGGCAGTTGGGTAAGTTAAACCAAGAGGCGTTGCTTGCTTATCCTGAAGTTTTACAAATGGAACTTGAGCGTTTGGATGCTTTGCAGTCCGCAATCTGGCCGATGACGCAACACAGGAAACAAAAAATGGACGATGGGACAGAGGTTGCTATTGAGCCTGACATTAAGGCTGTTTCAACGGTGCTTTCAATCATTGACAGGCGTGCGAAACTGCTTGGCATGGAGCAAACAAATGTGAATGTTCAGATGGATTTGAGGGATGCCTCTCCTCTTCGCGCCGTTCTTGCTGGTGCTCCTGGTGTTCTCGCCGCCGAGAAGTTTGATTCTGAAGCAGAGGGCAAGAAATTGCTTGCGCTTATGGCTGATGCTGGAATTCTTCCTAAAGAGCAGATTAGGGAACTGTTGAATGATTTCCCTGCGCTTGAAGATGGAGATGATATTCAGGATGCAGAAATAGTTGGCGATTCTGATGTATCACTAAATGAGATTGACCCCATCTAATTTTGTAAACCGATAGTTTTGTGTGTTTGATCTCTTACCGAGATGGCATAATATGGCAATGATAATCTTCTTTTTGATCACAGCATCCGCAATTTTTGCACTTCACAAGTATTTAATGCGTTCTATTGACTCTTACGACAAATATGGCGCTCAGCATCCATTTCAGGAATGGCGCGACTTTGAAAAATCGCATTCGGTCTATAACTGACTAGTCGTCGGTTTTTGCTTTTTTCTTTTTCCCAACAGGACCGTGAAGATCGTGTGTTCGTAGTGGGTCGCCGTAGGACAGACGCAAACGCTTTTTACCTGCTTTAGTTCCTGTCACTGTCTCTTCTTTTTTGGTGATCGGGTTCACCCGTGTCCGCTGTTGTCCGCTTGATTTACCTTGTTGTGCCATTAGATGTCGTCTCTGTAGAAAATTTCAAACCCGCAATGCATTATGGCAGATGCGAGCGTGCCAAAATAAACGTCTTTTTCAATGCTGTTGTCTATTGGTTGTGAGTCAATTTTGAGCGATGCTTTCAGTGCCGCAGGGAACTGAATATCTCGCATGATCTTGCCACCGTTGTACCAAAGCGTTTTCCCAAATTCAACTTTTCTTCCTAGTTTGACTTTGTATGGCATAGTCACAAAAATATGGTCGTCGGCTGTTAGGTGGGTGAAAGAGATGCATTCCTCAACGGATGACTCGTTGTCTGCGTATAGCGTCGCTAAGTCTTTTCCGTCTGTATCCGATGGTGACAGTGAGCAGTATCCCTCAGCGGCAAGCGTATATTCGTCAATGCCCCATCCCTGCCTCATAATGACTGACGCTTCTATGATTTGTTGCAGTCGCTCATCTTTGGGTATATTGAAAGTATTTTTTAATTGAACTATTGTTACTAATTCATTATTTTTCCAACCAAAAATATTAATATTTAAATCTGATCCTATTCCGTCTTCTTCTATTAGGGCAAGTTTTGCGGTTTTGACCGATTCGGCACAGAGTGCTATTTTGTCCAAATCGGTTTCATAGAATCCTGTGTACATATTTGACCAACCCTACTGTATGGCTCGCATCACAGAATGAAGGGTTGCATTTTGGGGCTTTTGTATGGACTAATGTTTTCTGCATGACATCAAAATCAAACAAGAAAGCCCCTAAGAAGGCTTCAACGGCAACCAAAAAATCAACTGCACCAAAGAAGAAGGCTCCTGCAAAGAAGCCTGTCTCCAAGAAGGTTTCTACAGTTGAAATCAAAATTGATACAGAAAAACCACAGTTCGTGAATGCTGAAAAATTCATGAAATCATTTGCGGATGAGTCATCTGTGCTGATTAAGGCAAATGACGTAAAATCTTTGCCTCTTCGCAAAAAAATGCTTGCGTGGTTCAAGATTAGCAAGTAGTCTGAACCCCATGAGGGGTTTACGAGGGGAAAAATGACAACCGAAGTAACTGTGCTGCCATTTGTTTTTGATTCAAATATTCTGCTTGGCGATGTTCGCGACACACTTGCGTCTTTAGCCGATAATAGTATTCATTGTGTTGTTACTTCTCCACCGTATTGGGGTCTCAGGGATTACGGTACCGCCACTTGGATTGGTGGCGACCCTGAGTGCTCGCATAAACGAGATAGCAAGTTCAGTGAGAGTTGTTCAACTGGACAAAAACTTCTTGAAGGTGCAATCGGTGACGGTATTTATAAAGTTCAATGCCCTCGTTGTGGTGCGATGCGTAAAGATAGCCAACTTGGTTTAGAACCAACAGTTGATGAGTATGTAGAACACATGGTTGAAGTTTTTCGTGAGGTTCGCAGGGTTCTGCGGGAAGACGGAACCCTATGGTTAAACCTCGGTGATTCGTATGCGGGTAGCAACGGTAATGGTTGGAAACAGTCAATTGCTTCCACCAATGCTTCCAACGCTGGCGGAGAGAATGAAGATTTTAGGGCAAAGATCGGTCGTGATGATGGCGATCTTAAACCTAAAGATTTGGTTGGTATTCCTTGGCGTGTTGCTTTTGCTTTGCAGGCAGATGGCTGGTATTTGCGTCAAGACATCATTTGGGCTAAACCTAACCCGATGCCTGAATCCGTAAGGGATCGTTGCACGAAGGCACATGAGTACATGTTCTTGTTGACGAAAAAATCTCATTATTTTTTTGATAGCGAAGCGATAAAAGAACCAGCAAAGTACGCTTATGACGATAGGGGATCTCGTGCAGACAGCCGTAAAGACGCAGGTATTCCCAACGCAATGCACGGCTCAACAGGAGCCTTCAGGAACAAGAGGTCAGTATGGACGGTGACAACAAAACCATTCAAGGGAGCGCACTTCGCGACCTTCCCACAGGATCTGATAGAGCCCTGTATCTCCGCTGGTACGAGCGAAATGGGATGTTGTGCTCAATGTGGGTCGCCTCTGGTGCGTCAAGTGAACCGCAAGAGGATTGCACGGAACGATTTACCAGTGGACGATCCTCGTTACCGCCCCAACACTTACGAAGGCGCATATGGGGAAATAAATGGCAAGGGAGATGCAGGATATTCTCAAACCGACACAATCGGGTGGGAAAAAGGCTGTAAGTGTGAAACTGTTGAGACAGTTCCGTGCACGGTATTGGATGTGTTCTTTGGTGCTGGTACTACAGGTGTGGTCGCACAGAAGTTGGGTAGGTCATATTTGGGTTGCGAATTAAACCCCGAGTATGCACAAATTGCGACATTGCGTTTATCTGCCGAAAAGGAAAAATTGAGGGTCGCTCGGGAGATTAGTGATAGCCAGCCTTCTCTTTTTGAGGTTGCTTATGAGGGGTAATAAATGTTGTATTATTTACAGACATAGGTATTCCAGTATTTCTCTTTGACTTGGAGGTCAAAAATGTCAGCATCAGCCCCTTCCGTTCTTGCACTCACCGTAACTGGTGCTGTTGCACTACTTCTT